AATCCAACATCGTCTGCATCAACAGGTAAAGTGCTAGGAAAAAATTTTGCCTTACCTGCAGCTATAGCATTTCCAATACCACCAAATCCAAATATACCTGGTGCTCCTGCTTCTGGAACCATAAAAGATGACCTACCAAATATACCACCTATGCTTGTTCCTGGTATACCAAATGCAGCTGCTCCTATTAATGCAGCTTTACCAACATCAGAAGAAATTAAATCTTTTATACCTCTAGTAGCTTTTTTTACTGTTTTTTTAACAGCTCTCTTAATACCACCAAGTATAGCAGGTTCTCTAGGTACAACGTCCATTATACCACCACCCATTCTTAATTGTCTCTCCATCTGTCCTCTTGATATTGTCATAATTTAGCTAAATTGTTATTGGCAGGCTTTTTATCCTGTAACGTCCTTTTTACTTGGTTTTTCCAAATAAATCAAGGCTAGGCATTATAACGGTTACGTCCCTTTTAATGTCTTTTTCTTCTACTCCTTTAGCCTTCCATTCGTCTTCTGTCTTATATACCTCTCCTGTTTTAAGATTAGATATAGTTGTTATTATCTTTTCTGGCTTCAACACCTTCATTAAGATACTACCTCTCTTGGCTGTATTTGTAATATAGAAGCTATAACGTGCAGCTCGTTCGCGTCACTAGCTTGTACCTTTAATATCTCACTCTCCTCTACTACAAGAGGGTGAGTTAAAAGTTCGGTTGTCGTATTAGTCGCTATGGTCTGAGTTTTAAATAGACTAAAAACATTGCCAGAAGCATCTGTTAAAGTAACATCTAGATTACAACCAGAACCAGAATCGTTAGATACTAGTATTGATTTTACCAAAGCAACGTTAGCGCTTGGAGTTGTATACAACGTTGTATTGTCAGTTGTTGTTAAGTCTAATTTTGCGTTTACGAAACTATTTGCCATTAATTTAAAAAGAAGTTTTGAGCGTCAACTTCATCCTTTAGTTCTTGTTGATATGTTGTATTTAATTTTTGTATCACACTATCAAGATCTCTTACCTGAGCGTCAGCAACATCTTGCCTGTATTCTCTACTAGGTCTTGTTAATATTTGTACTATCTTTGCCATTATCTTCTTCCATCTGGTTGTATGTCTAATCTAAACCCACCAAGTTTCCAATTTTGAGATGCAGCTGTATTTGCTATTTTTAAAGACACCGCTCTGGCTCTAGCTCTAGTGTCAACTTTAGTTGTTGATGAACTGATTGTAAAAGGCCCAAGAGCAGAACTTGTTTGTGCATCATTAGAGTAGTTTCTTAATTGTAATGTAATCTGTGTGTTACCAGTTTGAGATACGAAGTCTGGTATGAATCTTCTAATCTTTGCAAAGAACTCACCATCACCGCCTTGACTAATATCAAAATCTCCAGACTCAATATTAGAAGTTATCGCAGTTGTAGCAGTCGATGTTACTTGATCTGTGCCTGTCTCATGCTCGTAGTATATAGTGCAACCATCGGTATTACCAACAACATCATAAGAGTTGTTAGAATCAGCATCGTAGTCTGTGGCGTGAGGTAATCCAAATACTGCTGAATCTTGCCAAGTGGTTCTGTCCAATGTTCCTGTGGTCCAAATGGGTCTCGTTGGTTGTGATTCAAAATAATTATAGGTCACAACTCTATTAATAACTGTAGATCCTGATGCGCAATAGAACCAATTAATTTCACCAAACAAATTATTTATACCAGCGTTTATAAGCTGGTTAGCCGTAGTATTTAAATCATTAAACACAAAGTCTTCAACTAAACAAGGCAGTGATTGTAAGGCACCTGCATATTTAAAGAAACCATTTTCTGAAAACCAATAAGCAGCGCCATCTACTTCTACCGCAGCGTTCTGCCCTATCAGTCCGCAGTTAGTTCCTACTTGTGCAAAACCAAAAGTAAAAGGCGGACCAATAAATCTTTGTGTAAATAAAGCAGTATCAGTCCAAACATAAATCGCATCACGACCTCTAACCGCTCCCATAATTCTAGAGCCATCCGCAAGTCTTTGTGTACCAGCAGTGTTGGTAGCTGTTGGTGTGTAAGTGTTAATATCCTCTTGATTAGAGAATCTAATAAACATTTGATCTTGTGTGCTTGGTGTTCCAATTGTTGTTTCTGTTCCAAAGAATACTAAGTGTCTGTCCGGTGTAGATACAATCATGTCTCTAGATGCCGTTGGTGCACCAGAAATAATTGTAGCTCTTGTTGCGTTTGCATTAGATAAATCTGCGTTCCACTCAAAAACTTGTGCGTTATGTATTAGTGCAATAATTCTATTACCAAAATTATCTATAGACCAAAGACCTGGGTCAATAACTAAGTCACCTGACGCTGCCTCACCCCAAGCAACAAAATCAGAAACATTTGTAATTGTTGCACCATCAGAGTGTGATGCTGCTGTTGTGCCTCTCGTTCCTCGTGTCACGCCTGTTAACGTGTTACCAGAAATTCCAGTGTAAGAAATATCCTCAGTTCCTATTCTTATAAAGTTTGTTCCTGATGATGGAAAGTTAACAACGCTTGTTAAAACTACTGTGGTTGTGGATGCATCAATAGCACCATTTAAAGTTGTTGTTAGTGGGTTGCTAGCTTCACCTCCCCATGAAGATAGACCCCAACCAAAACCTGGTAACTGTTCTGCAGGCCCAACGGCATAGTAAGACTGAACTCTAATACCTCCAGATGCTGTAGCACCTGATCCAGATTCATTTGATGGCATTGTTATTGTAATTGTAACATTGGTTGGTGTGCTAGTTACCATAAATTTTTTATCATCAAAATCAGAAGAGCTAAAGTTTGAGTTTGTAATTGTAGTAAAATTATCTAATAAAACTATGTCTCCAGGGTTTAGGCCATGTCCTGTAGAAAACGTTATTGTAACTACGGCTGATCCGTTAGTTGTAGTAAAAGCGTTAGTAAGCGTGTTTGTTTCTCGAATCGGGTGTATGTCATAAAATACACCTCCTGAGTATGCGTACAATATTCTGTTTGTTCCTATGATAGAATATTTTACTCCGCTACTATTTACGATGTGATGCATAGCTCTCGCTGCGCCAGTAAGTTTATCAGTCCCTAATTGGTTCCAACCACCTATTTTTTCAGGAGTGCCATATCTAAATCTAACATTATCACCATCAACCCATTGACCTTCTGCCTGAGTGTCTGTGATCTGTTTGTTAAAACCTGGTAAGAACTGTACTTTTTGTAATGCCATAGCTCTCTATTATACTAATTTTTAAACAAAAATATAGCTTATTTAGGTGTAAGATTAAAGGCTATCGTTATTCTTTCTTCTGTTGGATTCATATTAGGCTCAACAGAATGCTCTAGCCATGAAGGAAATATCAATAATTGATTATCCGTAGGATATATTTTCCAAAAAGAAGAGTTATATGCTTTAAAATTTTGGACATATTTATCAAAATACAAAGAAACTACGGGAGCTGCAGGATGTCTAAAAACTATAGGTCCTGAATTTTTAGGAACCCTTACATAAAACGTACCTGATAAAATACAGTCAGGATGGTTGTGTAAAGTATTAGCGTCTTTAAATCTATTTATATTTATCCAAAAATTATTTATTTTTAATTTATCTGTGAGTCCTAATTCTTTTGCAAACGCTACACTTATTTTTTTAATGTGACTCAATAAAGGTGTAAATACAGCTTCACTTTCTATGTCATAAGATTGATAGCCTGATAAGTTAGATACAAATCTACCTTTGCTATTCTTCATTTTAAAGATTGTTTGTTCTAATTCTTTTTTATTCTTTAAATTTAAAAGAGTGCTAGAGACAGGCACTTTAAATATATCTATAATTTCTTTCTTCATAATTATTTTTTTAAGAATATAGTCCATTCTAGATCTGATATCAAATCATCCAAAAACAAAGTCTTAATGTTTTTAACTTTTATGTAGTTATGTATTTCTTCAATATCAAAAATTACCCAGTCCTTATTACTCTCAAATACAATTTTATCGGCCTCTGTTTTAGTACTACCTTTTTTTGTTAATAAGCCATCAGTATTTCGGTGCATATCTCGAACATCAAACTTATGAAAGCCGTTTCTTTTTTTTAAAGTGCCTGAGATATTCCAAGATGTTTTTTTAGGGGGATACTTAATGTTGTCTAAATTTTTAGAAAATCTTTCTACAATAGTCACAGATTGTTTGTTATTTTTTCTTCTAATAAAATTTTTGTTTTTGCATACTTTCTAGACCACTCTTCGTTAATCTTTGCAAGAGCATTATTTTTTATTTTTAAAACTTCTATCTGTTCCCTAAGTTTTTTATTCATAGCTATCTCAGAAATTTTAATAGCTCTTTCATCAATATACTTTTTTTCCATTTCAAAGTATTTTTCTTTTAATTCTTTTTCTGTCATAATATGTCTAACTGTAATACTAGCACAACTCTATCTTGTAAACAAAACTTACTAATAGGACCAATACCATGTTTTAGTCCAGAGTCAAATATTAAAGCAGTATTAGAATAAGGTAAAGATGAAAATAATATATTTGTTTCCTCTTCATCGTATAACATAGTTTCTCCATGCCAATCTGCTTTCCATTCTTCTGTTAAATATAATATAAAAGTTATATTAGTATTTTGTGTATTCCTATCTTTGTGAATTGCACATTCGTTTCCATGTTGAGAAATATTAAAATACATATTGTGTGGAAAAACTTTAACTTTTAATCTTTTAGATATGTAATCTACTAATTCTTTATAAGGCTGTTTTAATTTTGGTTTTTTTAAATCAGAGTCAATGATTTGATAAGTTAAGTGATTAGAATATTTTCCATCTAATTTAGGATTAATTTCCCATTTAATATTTTTACTTATTCTGTATATTTTATCATATAAATTTTTAGATAAAAAATTATCATATTTAAAAAATTTAGACATAATTCATCCAACCAGTGGCTATGTACTTTTCTTTGGTTTTTGAAATTATTCCACGATGAGTATGAGTAAAATCACTAGGCCAAATCAAAGTTAAACCTTTTATCGCTGGAACTTTTAATTTTTGAAATTTAAATTCAGTCCCTCCATTTGGAACATCATTTAGATAAGTCATGTAAACAAGACACCTTGTTGCTGTAGCAGCACTTAGTCTTTCAGCGTGATATCTAAAAAATCCTTCTTTTGGTTTATAGTATTGAATATTAGTGTTTTCTAACGTATTGTTATAGTGTCCAAAACCAAGAGACTCAAAGTCATATGTTTTTCCATAAAGACCAAAAGCTTTTGTAAGCTGTTTATTATAATCTAACAAACAAGTATCTGTTGAACTTATATGTAAATCTAAACTTTTCTTTCTATCTAAATCTAATTGCTCAAGGCCAACTTTTCCTAGTTTTGCATATTCTTTATATCTATTAAATAACTTAATTAAATCATCACAGATATTTTTTGGAATATAATATCCTTGAACAAAACTATCAAAAGGTAACTTATGTTCTTTCATAATTTATATAAAAGTAAATACCGCTATAACTCTTCTTTTACTTTTTATGGGTAAATTAACACCGTGCAGTCTGCTTGTAAAGAACAATATTCTGTATTTTTTTGGAGACACAGACAATTCTAATTTTCCATTCTTATCATATATGTCTGTATTTCCATCAGCATCATTAAGATAAATAATAACTTGATTGTGAGGAAAATCATGATCAACATGTTTTTTTATTTTTTTAACTCCAATAGGAAAAGTTAAATTAATTGCGGCTCTGTATATATTACTTAGAGGTATGTGATGAGCATGACAAAATCTACCTAAAATATTTCTAAAAAAAGGAAAATGACTAGACCAAGGTTCACTTATACCTTTCTCTGATTCTTCAGGTCTACGTAATAACATATGATATAAAAAAGGTTTTTTGTCACCCGTCACTTGATTATCAGCCCAGAACCAATTAAACTTATCACTTAAAACAATTTCGTCTAAATATTTTTTTTCTTCTTTATTTAAAAAATCATCTTTAATTATGTGCATTAATGCAAACCTATTGTTCCTAATTGTTTTCGACCATCCCATTTACGAATAACATTTTCTTTAGTATTATAATTATAATGTAAAAAAGTCTGCATACATAACTTACCTTTAAAAGGTTCTCTCCAATGTTCTACTTTACAGCCTTCATAAACCATCATGTCTCCAGGATCTAAATTTATTTGTAATCCTTTGTTATTAGGAGAAATATATTTTTGACCTTCTTGATGTAATTTAATATTTTTAGGATCTACAAATATAGGCCAAGGGTCACCACCTAAATTTAATGTAGTCGATAGTTCACAACTATATCTATCTTTATGTCTTTTTAGGTCTGCCCCAGTTACATAAACACGTGAGTAAGAATATGTTTCTATTAATTTTTTTCCTACTATTTTTTCTACTTTAGGTTTTAGATAAACCAATAAGTTATCCATGGCTATGTCTCCATATGTGTTAAAGGAGTTAGGAACTTGATGATCACCTCCTCTTCCATGCAACTCATTAAGAGGAGAGATAACTCGGTTCTTTAGATAGTAATGATAAACTTCAGATTTTAATAATAAATATCCTTTTAAAAAATCTGCTAATTCTTTTGATATTGCTTTTTTAATAATTGTGTATTTATTTTTTTTAAAATTCATTACATTATTTGTTTTGGGTCTAACGCTATATTACCAGATATACTTATTCTATATTTATTAGATAAATAAAAAGGATATACCTGATGACTTAATGTAGCAGGAAAGAATAAAATGGTTCCTGCATCTTCTGGTTCTAAGTAAAATGTCTTGGTAGAAATAAGTCCTAAACTATTAGTGTAACTAAACTGAAAAGTATTTGAAGAAGGAGTATTTGATTCTTTCATAAAAGCAATCTCTTTTTCTTTTTTATAACTTGAAGGGATTTGCATCCAAACCACGAATGAAAAAACAGCCCCGGTATGTGAGTGAATAGGATTAAACTCATGTTTTTTTTGAAAATTAACCCAAAGAGAATTTAAGACATAACGACAGTTATTGGTTAAAATTGATGGCACAATTACATTTAACTCCTTTTCTTCATATTCATATAATAATTTTAGCAACACATTTTCAAAAAACCAATTATCTTTATCTTTTAAATTATATGATTTATTTATATTTCCAGCCAAGTGAGATTTATGACTACCTTTTTTATTTTTAATATAAGAATTTAATCTATCCATAACTTCTTTATTTAGTTTACTTTTTATGTATCCTATGTTTGGGAAAATTTCTCTAGGCATATTTATTTTTTATAGATATTGTTTTTTAAATAATCAGAATATATTTGTTTTGTCTTGACTAAATCATTCCATATTTTAATTCTACCTTTTAGAATCTTTGCAGATTTTTTTTGACTTTCAATACTCTCTTTAATATTAATATGATTTCTATAAGCTAATTCATCAAAATCAGTAGGCGCCCAATTCATACCTGCTGCTATACAATGTAGGCCACCATTATCTGGATAAGACCAATTTAGTCTATTGTTAACTGACCAAAGAAGACCTTGAAGGTTACTTGGTTTTAAATTAATTAATTTTTCTTCCCAACTTTTATTAAAGTTAGCTTTCCAATAAGGAGTATCTTTTCTGTGAGATAAAGCATAATGAAGTGCAACAAAGTCAGCAAAGTTTTTAAATATTGATTTACATTCGTATGTAAAATTATCTCTATCCCATTGTGAAAATTCATCTCTTTTTAAATTTCTAATTAATACTCTTAAAAATTCATGAACAGAAAATAAACCGTTACCTTCTAAAGGTTCAATAAAACCTGCAGACAAACCTATCGCTACTACATTTTTAACCCACAACCTTTTGTGTATACCAACTTTTGATTTTATATTTCTAAATTCTAATTCTTTAGTTCCTAAATGTTTTTGAAACTGTTTAAGAGCATCTTCATCACTAACAAAATCACTAGAGTAAACATATCCTGTTCCTATTCTAGACCATAGAGGAACATTCCAAACCCATCCATTTTCTATGGCAGTGCAATTTGTATATGTAACAAGTTCTTTCTTTTTATCCTTAAAAGGTTTTTGAACAGCCCAAGCAGAGTCGTTAGGTAATAAATCTTTATAAGACTCAAAAGGTTCTTTTAAATGTTCTTCAAGTAAAAAAGATTTAAATCCCGTGCAATCTATAAATAAATCTGCTTTGTGTTTTTTGTTTAAGCTTTTAATTCCTTGTTCATTTATCTCTACGGATTTTATGTGTTCTTTGATATATTTTACACCTTTGGGTATTGCATAATAATCTTTTAACCATTGACCAAACTTTACCGCATTAAAATGGTAGGCAACGTCTGTTTCTTTGTTAAAAACAATTTCGTTACTTTCATTATTAAAAAATTTATTTTCATTTATCATTGCCATTTGAGGATAGAAAGCCTCCGCATAATTATAATTATCTGTTTTAGGAAGAGCAGATTTTATAAACCACCAATCATTCAATCCATTTGAGGTTCCTCTTAAATCAGGCTTACCAAAAGGATAACAAAATTTACTTCCCTTTTTATAAAAGTCGGTAAACATAATTCCTAATTTATAAGTGGCATCGCAGGCTGGCATAAATTTTTTATCTTCAATGCCTAAAAAATTTGTCCAATATTTCATCTGATTTAAAGTGCTTTCACCTACCCCAATGATTGGAACGTTTGGTGATTCTATAACTGTAATTTTTTTATTTGGAAAAGCTTTTATTAATGTGGAAGCTGTCATCCAACCAGCAGAGCCTCCTCCAACAATTGTAATGTTTTTTATACCCATGGTGCTCCACATGACCAGTTAACTAATGAATATCTTGTTCCTTTCTTTACAGGTTTTACTCTGTGCCAAACAAAACTTGGGAAAACAATTAGTGTTCCTTTTTTAGTGTTATTAACTTTTTGCACATACTGTTTGTTTTTTGGTGTTAACAAACTAAATTCAAGCTCACCGCCTGTATATTCTTTTGAATCAGAAAGTTGCAGTGTCATAGAAAGCTTTCTTGTCTTACCTCTTAAATTTGGATTTTTATTAGTGTGTGAATAAGGACTTGGAAAAGTATCTTGATGCCATCCATAAAATTGACCCTTATTATATATTGTGAATTGACATGCTTCATTCCAATCCCATTGATAGTTCCACTCTGCGTTTTTATTTGCGGCTTTTATAATAGGATTTATTTCATTATATATCCAAGGTTCACTTAACCAGGCAATATTTGATTTTCTAATTTTAGATAAGTCTTTATGATCTTTTTTTGATTTAGGTTCTTGTTCACCTACAAACGCTGTTTTTTTATTTTGGTTAAGTCCAAAATTAATTATTTCATCACAAAAAGTTTTGGAGATAGCATTTTCAAAAATCCAAAAAGACCATTTTAAATTCATAAATTCTTCTTTCTTGTAACAAAAACTATAAAATTTACAACGAGTATTTTATTCCCAACTTGATGTTGAAGGATTCCAATCAGATTGATTGGGGTCCCCACCATCTACTATTTCTGTACCAACCCATTTTTGGTTATCTTCATCCCAAAGTAAAGATCTGTCTCCTGTTTGAGATTCTGTTGGCTGAGTTACAGGTGCTTCCCATTCTCTAGATGCATTTAGAGTCCAAGAAGGATAAGGTTTTGCGTTAATAAAAACATCATTAACAGCATCATAAGTTCCACCTATAGAGGCAGGTCTTTCTCTAATAGAGTCATTTGTTTCTTTATAAATATGTGTGTCATTATCACCGAATAAAGCTTCTACACTAGATTGTGTTTCGTTATCATCTACGACGTAGACTTTAACAACTTCATTAAGTGAATTTATTTTTGCGTATTTTTTAGCCATTATCCACCTATTGTCATTGTTCCAGAAACATTAAAAGTAATTAATCTATCACTTCCAACATCTGTAATGGTATTGGATCCTGGTGCTACTGTTGGATCTGTATCAGCGTTAGGGTATCTAAAATAAATTTTTCCATTTCCACCACTTCCACTTTGTCCTACGTTGTTTCCAGAACCACCGCCGCCTCCTCCAAGGCCGTCTGTTCCATTTCCACCAGAATTATATCCAGTGCCCCCGCCGCCTGGTCCTGCGGCTCCACCACCAGGTGGGTTTGTTGAGAAATATCCTCCTCCACCGCCTCCTGCGGCTAAGAAAGGTGTCCCTGTAATATTAACTGTAGCGCCTGCTCCACCGTTACCTGGATTTGGACCTGCGCCTCCGGCTCCTCCGCCACCGCCTCCAGTGTGACCTGGGCCAGGACCTTTTCCTCCTGGAAAACCTTGAACGGGTGCTTGAGGTGAACTTAAAGGTGGAGTGTTTCCGCTTCCTCCGGGATTATAATAACTTCCGCCACCTGATCCTCCATCAGTAGGATCTGAAGGTGAAACTGGTCCACCGTGTCCTCCACCAGTTGATTCAAAATCTACTGTTGGTGCACTTATATAAATTTCGCTATCTGTACCTTTATTGTTAGATGGTCCACCATCTCCACCAGCTCCAACTGTTACTGTGTAAGTTTCACCACCTGTTAATTCTAATTTAGTTCCACCTGGATGATTAGTTCGGAAGCCACCGCCTCCACCACCACCGCCGTGTTGGTTTCTATTTCCTGATCCTCCACCTGCTATGAATTGATAATCAAAAGTTTGTGGCGACACACCACCCCCAGATCCGAAACCTAGAATTGTATATCCAAATCCTGCCATTTATTCTCCTTACTGATCGTTAGCAGCGTCTGTAGTGAAAAATAACTTGATTCCTAATAGTTTGGCATCTGCAGTTAAACTATCCTCTGATACATCTCTAGCGATTTGGAAGAATACTTGTTCATCCGTGCTAGGAGATCCAGCTATAGTAACTGCTCCACTTTCTGCTGTAACGTCTAAATCGTTTGCTGTACCACTGTGTGCTTTCGCTGTTGGTGCAACCGCTGTTCCAAAAGCAGTATTACAAGAATCATTATCTGCAATTGCAACTCCTGATAAAGCCCAAGATACAGTTCCTGTATTTGTTGAATCTGCTGTAAAAAACGCTTGGAAAGTTACTGTGCCTTCATTCCAAGATTTTGGAAAAGCAACAGCAAATTGTGCATTCTCATCAGAGTCTTTGTCAAAATCTAAAGTTTTAATTTCAGGGCCATTTGATAATTCTACTTGACCAGCCGCTGATCCAGCAGTGGTATTAGGGTACATAGCTACCGCAGGAACCCAAATAGATTCTTTACCTGCAATTTTAACTGCAGCTACGTTTCCACCTGAATCTTCTGCTTGAATTACTCCAGAACCTTTTGTTTTTAATGCTATACCCACGTTCGTGTCACCGCCTGAAGCAGTAAGTGATGGGTTATTGCCTGTAGCAGCATTTACAAAAGTAACTTCATTAACCGCTGAACCTGTAGCTGTAATTAAAGCTACTTCGTTTCCGTTAGTGTCTAAAATAGAAGTTCCTATTTTAGGGGACGTTAATGTTTTGTTTGTTAAAGTTTGTGTTCCACCAGTGGTAACATCACCGTTTGGTAAAGTGTAAATATCTGGATTAGTTCCATCGTTTGCAGTTGCAAAAACTACTGCATCACCTTTGTCAGTTGCTGAGAAAGTAAACGAATCACCAGATCCTGATGTGTATTTAAATTGTACTGTGTATGCACCAGATGTCGAGTTTCTTAAATAATAAAAAGTTTGTACATCTAATGGAATTGTTACAATTTGGTTTCCTGTAATTGTGCCTGTGAACTCGATCATTCTGTGAGATAAAGTTGCTCCAGTTGATCCATCAGAAACAGATAAAGCTGTTGTTTGTGCACCACCTGCTATTGATTGAGCGGTAAATCCACCAACAATTTGTTCGAAAATTTGTAAGTTTGTATTAGTTTTTGTTCCCCACGTTCCAGCATTTTCCCCAGTTGCCTGTAGTTCAATACCGAGTGGTGTATAAGTTGAAGCCATATTTTATCTCCTGTTTACTTAAGCTACATTTGTATAACTCGTATTTGACCCTGTGTCAACATCAGAATATGCTTGAATTCCAAAACCTGACGCAGTGCCAAAACCTGCTACTGAAGACGTTATTTCTTGTCCAGTTAATCCCATAACATCTGCAGGCACTAAAGATCCAACAGAGAACGTAGCTGATTGACCAGTTAGTCCTACATTAAATTCACCTAAATCTACAGACCCTATAGAGAAAGTTGCTTCAACACCTGTTACTGGTATGAATTCTACAGTGCCTTCTATTGTGCTTCCAACTGATGAAGTTATCCCCTGACCTGTTGGACTTATTACAGAAGTTAAATCAAATGTTACAGAACCAATCGTAGAAGTTGTTGCTTGACCAGATAACCCTACTATCTGTTCAAGTGGGACTATTGCTCCAACTGAGCTAGTCATAGAAACCCCTGAAATTTGTTCTGGTATGTCAAGCTGACTAGGAACAGCTGAAGTTATTTCTTGACCTGTTAATCCTACCGCATCTGCAGGATTAATAGTGAACATACCCCAACCATTGTCACCATAAGATGCATTACTCCAACCATTAGCACCTAAATCAGATGTAATTTCAAAACCACTTAACTCTACCGTTAAGCCACTGAAACCCCAACTTTCAAAGTTCCAAGTATCTCTACCCCAACCTTGTTCAGGAAATGCAACAGCATCTCCTAAAGAGGATGTTATTGAAAATCCATCTACAGATATGACAGGACTAAAACTATCTCCGTATGGTTCTTCTGACCAACCATCTCTACCCCAACCTTGTTCGGCTCCTGATATAAGAGTTCCTAACGTTGAAGTTATTGCTTGACCACTTAGTTGTACTACTTCATCATTAGCTTGACCCCATGATCCGCCTGTGTCCCATGCGTCAGCGCCCCAACCTGATGTAAATTCTTCGTTTGTTCCCCAAAGATTTGAGCTCCAACCTAAAGCTCCCCATGTATCTGCAGCCGGAGTATTTGCAGTCCATCCCATACCAGAGTGGTTAGTGCAATAATAATATAAAGTTGGTGCATCATCAGCTACTGTAATTTGTGTGTATGCTCCAGCTTGCCCTGGAGTTCCGTTGGTAGTGACTCCAGTGGTATACTCACTGCCTCCACCGTGTGTTCCATTTGCCGTTGTAGAAAATCTTAACGGGTGTCCACCATTAGAGCTGTCACTTTGATCAAATTTAAAAGTTCCAGATTCAGCAATATACAAAGTTACATCTGCTGTGGCTGTTGAACCATCAATAGCGTATTTGTTAGCTGAACCAAAGTTGTGATATGGATGATTAGATGGGTTACCACCAACCACCGTTACTGTGTAAGTTCTAGTAACGGACATCCGTTGCTACCTCCTTACGCTATTCTGATGATCGCGTTTGTAGCGTCTGCTGCAGGAAATTGAATTGTGAAAGTTCCGCTTGATACTGTTTTGTCACCACCGAACGCTATAACAGCAACAGCTTTATCAGATTGATCATCATTATAAATTAAACAGCCGTTAGCTGTGAAAGATGCAGATGTAAAACTAACATCATTAAAGTCACAAACCGCAGTTGAACCAGACAAAACTGGAGTTACGCTTGTTAAAGTTGCCCCTCCTGCAGAGTATGCAGATCCAGATGTGTTAGAGATTTCATTTGATGTTGAGTAAGCCGTCGTGCTAGCACCTAAAGATGCAGAACTTGTGTATAACGCTATCTTAAAAGTATCACCACTAGACGCAGTGAAGTTATGAGTTCCAACTAAAAGTTCTTGCTTAAAGCTATTACAAATTGCTGATGATATTGCCATAATTAACTCCTAATTTTTACGGGTTTGTTGATGGAACTGTTAGTCTAACTGCGCCATCTGTGTAGTCATCTCTTCTTCTTCTACCGATTTGCTCTACACCAAACTTGTCTACCTCTTGTTTATACTTATTTTCGTAAAGTGTCAACATATCTTGTGGACCTTTTAAGAAGGCATAGGTCTCTGCCAGACAGCAGTATAATAGGCCATTAGGGAAGTTTAGACTAATATAATTCGTTGTATTATCAGAAGCTAAGGTAGCTGGCATTTTGTTAAAATGAACCCTAAATTTGTATGTAGTATCAGGCACAGGAGCAAACATTATTCTGCCTGAATTTGTATCCGAATCTCCAGTGGCTCCTCCAAACATAGCATAATATTTAGGTTGTCCTCTTTTTGCTGTCTCTGTTGATGGCACATACTCTTGTAAATATGTAACATCTTTTTTTTCTAAAAATCTATTATTACCTGTGATATCTGAAGTTGAATCATATACTTGTATGGCCCTAATAAATAAACACCCCCCTGGAGCATTTATTGTTTCTTGACCTGTAACTAAATTACCAGATTGTTGTTTTCTATCTGCATCAATAGGAACGTCACGCATAATTCTATATTGTGCATTTAAAATAATATTCTCTAATTGATCAGCAGTTAAAACATTAGAATCTACTTCTGTGTAGTTTCTAATTTGTGTAATTAATCCTGAATAACTTAATCCTGCCATTATGGTGTTAATGTAACTGGACCTGCGGTCACTGACATCCCTCCTGCTCTTTCCGTTACCGTAGGAGTTGATCCTAATGTAAACGTATAATTATCTGTTCCTGTTACTGTTATACTAAATCCTGAAGAATTTTCAAACGCTGTAAAAGCAACGCCCCCTGGTGATCCATCAACGTTTCTAAACACAACTGTATCTGAAGTTGATCTACCATGGCTAGGTTCTGTCACGGTAATAGTGGTGCTTCCAGATGTGATATTAAATGGATTACCGGGTAATAAACGATCTGTAGCTGGTTCTGTTCTAGCAGGTCTTGCCATGGGTAAACCTTCAGGATCAGCGCCATGTGGTTTTGGTTGTAATTGTGGTTGTTTTGGTTCAAACTCTGATATGTGAACTCTAGCACCATTCCATTCTTTAACCATTTCTTTATATGGAAAAGCCATTCCTGATCTA